TCATCTGCCAGCCAGGTTTCNCTTTTTCGCCACAGAGAGCATCCAGTCAAATGGTTCCACAACCGCACCGCAGATTTTACAGCGGACCTGACGCTCTTTTTCGTCAACCCGGACAGAGGCGTGATGGCAATATGGTCTTTCCGATGGCTCATAAAGAAAATTAACCTGATTACGTGGGTCATCCTCTTTTACCGGAAATAAAACAATATTACTTAACTCATCTTCTGGTTTTATTTCCACATTACCCCCCCCTTTGATGTAAATGCCAGCAACACGCAGTACCTGATAGTCAATCCCGCTCACTGGTTGCCTCTTTCACAAAAATAATCCAATGTGTTTTATCGTTCTTGCCGGTACGCTGGCTGATGATTGGTTTCGCGTCGGTTAGTGCCAATATCTGGCGAACAGGTATTTGCGTTTCATTCCATTTAAAAATCAGAACACCGTGTGGCCACAACACACGAAAGGCTTCTTTAAATCCCTGCCGCAAATCATCACGCCAGGTGTCTTTATTCAGCCGTCCATATTTCTTTCCCATCCAGGCATTATCACCGACACGCTCAAGATGCGGAGGGTCGAATACAACCATCGAAAAAGATGCGTCTGCAAATGGTAGTGCACGAAAATCAGCTATCAGGTCAGGACTGATAATCAGGCGCCGTCCATCACACAATGTGTGCTCTTCCTTTCTGATATCGCTAAATATCGCCCGGTCGTCATTCTTATCGAACCAGAACATGCGACTGCCACAGCACATGTCGAGGATTGTTGCATGTCCAGTCACTGGCTGCCTCCTTTGCGAATCTGTTCCGCCCATTCTTCAAGGGATTTCTCTGCATATTCACCGGACAGGCCATCAATTGGATGCGACTCATTAGCTAACTCTTCTTTCGCTGACAGAATCATGCGTGTAACATCGAAAACTTCAGCCAAAGGCTTATTGATAAATCCGTGATTGAAAGCAGCAGCAAGACGGCTTGCGGTATAGTTAATACCCTCGTTGCGAGCCTCAGCACGTACTTCATCGAATTTACGCACCAGATACTCAGCATTTGTTTCATTCACTTTCAGATCTCGTGGTACACATTTCCCGCGAAGAAACCCTTCCATTTCGAAAACATTCATGCGCATTTGCGTAACTCCGATAACTCGTTAAAACGTTCCATAAACATCCCATAGGCATGGCCTGGCGACAGTGGAATAACTTTGAATATCTCTGTTGCCGGGATACCTTCCAGTACAGGCCAGAAAGAGCCATCATCAAGCCCGAGATCGCGGCGTTCGGTTGCCAGCATGATGAGATCGGCATATTTCACGGGCGTACTCATAACCGGGGGCAACCCGTATTTCTCACGGATTACGGCGTCTATTTTTTCTTCCATCCGTTTATAGTCAGGAAGAAGGCGTTTTAGTGGCGCGGGGATGTCCTGGCAATATGCTTCTGTTGCATCATGCATTAACGCTTCAAAAGCAAATTCCTGCGGCACCAGCTGGCTGCAAAGCACCGCATGCTGGGCGACACTGTAGAAGTGTGAAAGATGTCCTGCAAAGCGACAGATATTTGAAAGGGAAACTGCGATATCGTTAATCACGATGTCGTCTTTATTTATCTTGTCATAATAAAAATGCTTCCCGGAAAAAGTTTTAATAAATGACATTTCGTTCTCCACTTTATATGCGCTGCACCGCGCTGAATTCTGCTAAAAGGAAGCTCTCACCATCCGGTGATTATTGAGTTAATTACGTTTCCATAAATGCCCCCGCAGGGGCATTTGCAGTAATGAAATCAGGCGGTGAAAGTACCAATAAAGGTTTCTACTTTGCTGTCTTTGAATTTCTCAACAAGCAGATCACGAAATTCGTTAGCCATTTCTTCCTGCACCGCTTCCAGCTGAATAATGCGCAGAACCAGTACAGGACGATCGCCAGTGATAATGCTGAGGCGTAATTTAAACGGACGTTCTTTCAGGCCTTCAAACGGAACGCATTTAAATTCAAATGCCACTGGCATAATGTCTTTGGTTTTCGCTTCGACAGACTCCATCAGAGAGCGTTTGCCGCTGAAGTCATTGTCTTCAAAATCAGCGGTCTGGTTTGCTTCAATTGTGATTTTACGGACTGCCGCAGCCGCTTTGGTTGCCTGAATGATGTCACCATTAGCATCAAAGCCCACAAGGTAGTCGGCCCAGTCTTCAATCCATTCTGCCAGTGATTTCTGGGAGTTACGCTCGCCATTAACAGACAACAGAGCAGAGAACGGTGCTGTCTTTTTCAGTTTGAGAGTGGCGGTGTTATCTGCGTGACCTGGTTCATCAATAGTACCCAGGTTAAGCACACTGACGGCTCGCATATTATCGGCATCGATAAAGCAGCGGGTGCCTTCATCTGCAAGATCTTTAGAATAACGGGTAAAGTCATCGATGCTGGCAGTGGAAAGTGCACCACGGAAACGGAAACGATTTAAATTAAATTTTTCCAGATCATGAATGCGGAAATTCTCAGGCAATGCCACAGCATCGGCACCAATCTTACTGATAATTTCATTAACACCCTGAGCAGAAATAAGGGCATGGATTTGATTAATTGCGGTTGCGTCTAAGTTCTGAGACATAATAAGTCCTCACTATATAAAGATATTCAGTGATGAGATAAATAATCAGTTTATTAAAAACGATATTAACGACCTGCTGCGCGGAGTTTTCCGTCAGGTTCACCGGCAAGAGTCAGTAATTGTCCCTGGTCTTCCTGCAGAATAGTCAGGCGACCACCGCGATTGACATACATCGGCGTTTCGGTGGTGTCTTCTTCGGAAATTTTCCCGCGGTTAGTCGGGCGAACATATGAGAGTTTGTGTTTGATTTTCACACGGTTCTCATCAAATGGTTCGATTTCCAGGTTGAGTGAGACCTTACCTTTGGTTTTCGTGTTCATCACACCGGAAGCGACTTCACTGAGAACTGCGCCGATTTTGGTTTCAAATACGCCGCCGTCCAGCTCCCCGATAAATTCCTGCACGTTGGTACTGCGTTCGCTAGCCATTTTGCTGCTCCTCATCATATCGACCCTGCAAGGTCGGTTGGTTTCTCCACAAAACAGAGAAGAACACCTGCGGTGGCAGCCGCCCGGATGGATTGGGTTATGAGCCCGTCGTCCGGTGATGCTCTTCTCTGTTTTGTAAAAAGAGCGGTACCAGCCGGAAGCAAGGGTACAAACTGGTACCGCCAGGACTACACACAGCAATGAAACTATTGCCTGTCTTTTCACCACTTCAGGCTCGGTGGTATGCTGGAGTTCTCACACAGCCAGCAAGGAAACCTAATGAACCAGTTTTATGTTCACGTTCGTCTGTTTGAAGCAACAGCCGAACAGACCAAAAAATTTGAAGAATTAATGCTTAACTTTCTGTACCAGAAAACAATCAAAGAGTCTGACGATAGCTGCTGCAGACTGATTCCAGAGGGATATATCCTCAAAAGCACAATGAACTGCCAACAAATCCTTGATCAAACTTTTTCCATTGCTAACAGTGCTGGTGTTGACGCAAATATATTTGTCTGCAAATTTGAACAAAGCGCATGCTTACTTCCGTCTGCTTCCTTAGTTGGCAACGATTTTGTTCATCACGATCTTACGCCTAAGCCCATCAAGCTCGATTCTTAATGCCTTAACCATTGTGTCGTGATAAACACGGCTCACCCTCTCTCCATTGCATGGCAGTGGGGTGATCGTGTTAGCCATGAAATTCATGAACTTGGTTCGATCAGGGTCTTGCGCCTCGCAAGTCTTTAATGCCTGTTTTGCTAACAAAATACGGGCCTCAGTGCCTGCATTTGGCTCTATCTGCTGCAAACGTTTAGCGTCTTCCAGCAACAATGCGATCACATGCTTCAAATCCTGCTCATTCATCTATTCTCTCCACTGAAATCATCCGCTAACGAATCATCCTGGACTTCATATGCCCCAGGCGGCTACTTCGTGGGCGTCCTGCCTGTTTGTTGTTTCTCTTGGGTACATTATGTATCTCAAAGGTACATTGTCAAGTATAAAAAAACCTGCCGAAGCAGGTTCATAAACATTGATTAGGCTTTGATTTTGTATCTTCTTGGTTTTCCTGAGAAAATCACAGTACCAATTATAGAGCAATTACCGTTGATCTTAATGTAAGGCTCAGGCCAGTTTGGGTTTAACGCTTTGAGATAACGCTGTGTCCCATCTTCTATCAACCTTTTGAAGGTGGTTTCACCTGTATCGTGCATCAATGCAATAACGTCGTCACCGTGGCAGGCAGGTACTTCAGGATCGACAAAAATCATGTCTCCCGGGCGGTACTCATCAATCATTGAATCACCTATCACCCGCAAGATATAAGTCATTTCCCCACAGGGTACAGGGCAGGGATACGTTTCTGCTGTGCTCAAATCAACCTCAGAATATCCAACTTCTTTCCATGCTCCGGCCTGTACCCATGATATGACAGGGACTAATGTGATTTGTTTATTAGTGATTGAAACATCAGGTTTTTTTGTGATGTTCGTTGTCTGGTGTTCTTGATCGAGCCATCCTACAGGCAGGTCGAAACATTTTTCGATGTGTCGTGCCATGCTGTCACCGATATTTTTAGTAGCACCATCTCCCATAAACCTGCTGGTCTGGGTTGGCTCGCGATCAATCATAGTGGCAAAGGAAGAATTCCCGCCAACACCATCTCTCAGTTTTCTGGCGTTAGACCGCCGGATGTCATGGATTGTTTTCATAACGAAATTAAAACCCTTGTACCGTTAAGGTACAAGTATCTTGAAGGTTCATTTCAATCATGTAATATGTACACCGGAGGTACATATTGTATGAAAGCGTATTGGGACTCTTTAACCAAAGAACAGCAGGGCGAGTTGGCCGGAAAAGTTGGCTCAACACCTGGCTACTTACGGCTGGTTTTCAATGGCTATAAAAAAGCCAGTTTTGTGCTGGCTAAAAAACTTGAGCAATACACATCAGGTGCAATTACGAAATCTGACTTAAGACCGGATATCTATCCGAAAGATTAGCAGAACACTTTCAATTTTTAACCACAGAACGATGAGGCTAATCGTGGGTAAGCATCACTGGAAAATAGAAAAACAGCCTGAGTGGTACGTGAAAGCTGTCAGAAAAACTATCGCGGCGTTGCCGGGTGGTTACGCTGAAGCGGCTGACTGGCTCGATGTAACAGAAAACGCTTTATTCAACCGCCTTCGTGCAGATGGCGATCAGATTTTCCCGCTGGGATGGGCAATGGTTTTGCAGCGTGCTGGTGGCACTCACTTCATTGCTGATGCTGTGGCGCAGTCTGCAAATGGCGTCTTTGTGTCTCTTCCTGACGTCGAGGATGTGGACAATGCCGATATCAACCAACGCCTGCTGGAGGTCATTGAACAGATCGGCAGTTATTCAAAACAGATTCGTTCAGCAATTGAAGACAGTGTAGTGGAACCGCATGAGAAGACAGCAATTAACGATGAGCTGTACCTCTCAATTTCGAAGCTGCAGGAGCATGCAGCACTGGTCTACAAAATCTTTTGCGCTCCAGAAAAGAGTGACGCCCGCGAGTGTGCAGCTCCGGGCGTCGTGGCGTTTTGTGTCTGTGGAGAAACTAACGCATGAACAGTTTAACGGCAAATAACCGTTTGTCGCAACAGCTGGTGGTCAGCGTCGCTGAACACCTGTTGTTACGGCATGAATGCAGATTACCAAATCACCTGGCTGTAAGTAACCACAGAGAACTTTACCTGACTGTGGGGGGCGAGTTGTGCAGGAACTTAACCGCTGGTTTCGTGACGGAAGAGGGCTTTATGTTCATGTTATTCGTTGGGAACCAGAAACACAGCGCGTTATCTATCTTCGCAAAGACTACCCGCATGAGTGCTTTAGTCCTTTGTGGAAATTCAGGCGTGATTTTGTTGAGTGTGAAGGACCACCCGCACATTGATTCTGCCATTCCGGGACGTTACACTGTTCAGGCACCTTATAAAGCGGGTGCCGGGCGTGAGAACCCGGAATTCACCAAAGCGCACAACCGCGCTCTTGCGGTTTTTTTGTGTCATGAGCAGCATTACGCCCAAATTATGGTGGGGCGTGCAGGGCCAACTTCGGTTGGGCCGGGTTCTTTGGTGACCGGTTTCTCACCCCTGTACGTCTCACCACCTATTGCCGTGAGAAGCCTTGGTGGTGAGTTATTAAAAATCACCAAAGAGGCTGCCATCATGGCTACGATCCCAACCCTCACTCAACCTGACATCACGATTATCAACGGTCGTGTTGTCACCACATCTCTTGCAGTTGCTAACTACTTTACTAAACGACATGAGCGAGTTTTAGATAGAATTCGAAACCTAGAATGCTCCGCTGAATTTACTGAACACAATTTTGTGTTAAGTGAATACACTGACGCATCAGGCCGCAAACTACCTTGCTATCAAATAACCCGCGACGGCTTTGCGTTTCTTGCTATGGGTTTCACGGGTAAACGTGCTGCCCAGTTCAAAGAGGCATACATCAATGCCTTTAACCAGATGGAGAAACGCTGCATTACGGCGTTATCCCTTTTTGACTATCTCCGCTTGTTGCGCCTTGCTGGTGTTCCGGGTTATATTTCTCGCGTTGCTGTAAATCCAGCAACCGGGTTTAGCAGCCCGGAACACATCACAGCGCACAACCGCGCCTGCGGTTTTTTTGTGTGCAATGCCCGGTCACATCTGAATTATGGTGGCCTGGGTAGGGGAGCCGAAAGGCTCGCCGGGTTCTGTGATGACCGGTCTGCTAACCCTGCTCAGGTCACCACCAGTTGTTTAGCAGCAGCTTGTGGTGATAAGTCAAAACTCATCACAGGGGCTGTCGTTATGACTACCATCCCAACCCTCGCTCAACCTGAACTTTGTGTTATTGATGGCAAAGTCGTTACTTCTTCGCTGGCTGTTGCCGATTATTTCCATAAACCCCACAAAGACGTACTGGCAAAAATTTCTCGTCTGGATTGTTCAGTTGAATTTACCGAGCGAAATTTCTCGCTCAGCAAATACATCGATGTAACTGGTCGTAAGTTACCGTGCTATCACATCACTAAAAACGGCTTCGCGTTCCTGGCTATGAGTTTTACTGGCAAGCGAGCGGCTCGTTTTAAAGAGGCGTACATAAACGCCTTTGACCAGATGGAGAAACAGCTTTCAACTCCATCGGTGCTGAGCGATGTAGCACATAATGCCAGCGTTCTTTATTCCTACATTTCATCCATTCATCAGGTCTGGTTACAGCAGCTTTATCCCATGCTGGAAAAAGCTGAATCACCGCTGGCTGTAAGTCTGTATGACCGAATTAACGATGCGGCATTTCTTGCCCGTCTTATCCATTCGTCACTGAACCCTTCAGAGGTAAGGGGGCGCAAATGAATCGTTACGAAATCGTTCTTACTACAACGGAATATTTTAACGATAAACCTGTTAGAGCAGAGTCAGTACTGTACTGGCGTCGTTATAAATCCCGTAAGGCAGCGGAGCATAAGGCCGCCAGGATGTGCGAAACCATCGCCATGAAAGGTAGTCCGGTTAAATATGTTACTACGGCGGAGGTGCGCCCATGATCCGTCGCATCGTTTATTTCCTGTACCACAAATACAACCGTATCCCTCGTCCCGGGCAGTGGTACACCACGCCCGCAGGACATGTTCTACGCGTCAGCCTGGTGGACCGTGAATGTCAGAAGGTGATTTGTGAACCGCTGGGCCGTAATTACCGCGTCAGTATGCCGCTTATAGCCTTTCGCTCCGGAAAAAACATGAAGCATCTCGGAGGTGCAGCATGAGTATGGAGCTGATGGTTAAGATGATCATGAGCAAACCAGTAATGATTGATTCTGATAATTCTGGGCGTTATATTGTTCTGGCAGCGGCAAAATCCGTTGCCGGGATTGGCGTCCTGAAATTGATTACTGAGCATAACCGCGCTCATGCGGTTTTTTCGTGTCATGAGCATTGCTACGCCCAAATTATGGTGGGGCGTACAGGGCCGACTTCGGTCGGGCCGGGTTCGGTAGTCTCCGGTAACGCCAACCCTGTACGTCTCACCACCTCTGTGATTGGCGTCCCATGTGGTGAGTTTTCTGAAAAACTGACTACCGGGGCTGTCACCATGACTACTCTCCCAACCCTCACTCAACCTGAAATTGCCATCGTTGATGGTCAGGCTGTTACATCTTCTTTGGCTGTTGCTGACTTCTTCTCTAAACGTCATGACGATGTACTGAAAAAGATCCGCATTTTGGATTGTTCTCCAGAGTTTTGTGCCCGCAATTTTGCGGAGACATCAATTTTGGTACACCAGCCCAACGGCGGTACTCGCAAACTTCCTTGCTACCACATCACCCGCGACGGCTTCGCGTTCCTGGCAATGGGCTTCACTGGCAAACGTGCAACCCAGTTCAAGGAGGCATACATCAATGCCTTTAACCAGATGGAAAAGGCGCTGATCGGAAAGGTTGATAATTCATGTGTCGCGCACAATGCCCATGTTGTTTACCTCTACATGGCTGAAATTCACCGCGTCTGGTTAGAACAACTTTATCCGATGCTGGTTTCAGCTCAGTCGCCGCTGGCTTCATCACTCTACGACTACATCAACGATGGTGTATTCGTTGCCGGGCTGGTGGACTCGGAACTGAACGAAAAGCATAAGGAGGTGCGTAAGTGAGCACTAAATTAACCGGCTATGTATGGGATGGTTGCGCTGCGTCAGGCATGAAGTTATCCAGCGTGGCAATTATGGCCCGCCTGGCTGATTTCAGTAATGACGAAGGTGTGTGCTGGCCATCAATTGAAACCATTGCCCGTCAGATTGGCGCGGGGATGAGTACCGTCAGAACGGCTATCGCACGGCTGGAAGCAGAAGGCTGGTTAACGCGTAAGGCGCGTCGCCAGGGTAACCGCAATGCGTCGAATGTTTATCAGCTTAACGTTGCGAAGCTTCAGGCAGCGGCATTTTCTCAACTGTCAGATTCTGACCCGTCAAAATCTGACGCATCAAAATCTGACCCGTCAAAATTTGATGCGTCGAAATCTGGCAAAAAAGCGGGTTTTCACCCGTCAGAATCTGGCGGGGATCCGTCAGTAAAATCAAAACATGATCCGTCAGATAAAAAACCTTCTCGTCCGGACGCTTCGCAACCGGACACGCAGACGGATGAACAGGATTTTTTAACTCGCCATCCTGATGCGGTTGTATTCAGCCCTAAAAAGCGCCAGTGGGGGACGCAGGATGATTTGACCTGCGCACAGTGGCTCTGGAAAAAAATCATCGCCCTGTACGAGCAGGCCGCCGAATGTGACGGCGAGGTGGTTCGTCCCAAAGAACCTAACTGGACAGCCTGGGCAAACGAAATTCGCCTGATGTGTGTGCAGGATGGTCGTACTCACAAACAAATCTGCGAGATGTACAGCCGCGTCAGCCGCGATCCGTTCTGGTGCCGTAACGTGCTCAGCCCGTCGAAGTTGCGGGAAAAATGGGATGAGCTTTCCCTGCGCTTATCGCCGTCCGTCAGCACGCACACAGAAAAACGTGAAGACCCGTACTTCAAAGCCAGTTACGACAACGTGGACTACAGCCAGATCCCGGCAGGATTCAGGGGGTGATCATGAGTCTGTTAAATGACGTTCAGAAATTCATTGAAGCCCATCCGGGGTGCACTTCCGGAGACATTGCGGATGCTTTTGCTGGTTACTCACGGCAGCGCGTTCTGCAGTCAGCAAGCAAGTTACGTCAGAGTGGGCGTGTGGCTCACCGTTGTGAAGGAGATACACGCAGACATTTCCCGCGCCTGACTGAGAGAGCGCAGGAGCCGGAACCACAACCAGTTCGAGAAACCAGACCTGTGCGCAATTTCTATGTCGGCACTAACGATCCCCGGGTGATTTTGTGCCTGACCCGCCAGGCTGAAGAACTGGAGTCAAGGGGCTTATACCGTCGTGCTGCAACCGTGTGGATGGCGGCATTCCGTGAAAGCCACTCCCAGCCAGAACGAAACAATTTTCTGACGCGTCGTGAGCGGTGCTTACGGAAAAGCAGCAAGCGCGCTGCATCGGGTGAAGAGTGGTATCTGTCAGGGAATTACGTGGGGGCTTAATGAGTAATAAATATTGCCAGGCGCTGGTGGAACTGCGGAACAAACCAGCCCATGAACTGAAGGAAGTGGGCGATCAGTGGCGCACGCCGGACAACATTTTCTGGGGAATTAACACCCTGTTTGGCCCGTTTGTTCTGGATCTGTTTACTGACGGTGATAACGCCAAATGTGCCGCGTATTACACGGCGGAAGATAACGCGCTGGCGCATGACTGGTCAGAACGTCTTGCGGAGCTTAAAGGTGCTGCCTTTGGTAATCCCCCATACAGCCGCGCCAGTCAGCATGAGGGGCAATACATCACCGGCATGCGTTACATCATGAAGCATGCCAGTGCCATGCGTGATAAAGGCGGGCGCTATGTTTTCCTGATCAAAGCTGCCACCAGCGAAGTGTGGTGGCCGGAAGATGCAGATCATATTGCTTTTATTCGCGGGCGTATTGGTTTTGAACTGCCTGTCTGGTTTATCCCGAAAGACGAGAAGCAGGTGCCGACAGGAGCTTTCTTCGCTGGTGCTATTGCTGTTTTCGATAAGACCTGGAAGGGACCGGCAATCAGCTACATCGGGCGCGATGAACTTGAGGCATGTGGTGAGGCGTTTCTGGTGCAGGTTCGCCAGCAGGCGGAAAAACTGGTCAGGGAGATGGCGGCATGATGACATTAACTCAATGCCAGCAGCAGGTGCTGGATATGCTGATTTCTTATCAGAAAGAACGTGGCTTCCCGCCAACCAATCAGGAGGTGGCAACCATGCTGGGATACCGTTCGGTGAATGCAGCGGTGGAGCATCTTCGCGCACTGGAGAAAAAAGGCGTCATCACGATAAAGCGTGGCGTGGCCCGGGGGATAACGCTTCATACCGCGGTGAAGGACGACGACAGCGAGGCGGTCGGGATTATCCGCTCACTGCTTGCCGGTGAGGAAAACGCCAGGCTGCGTGCAACCCACTGGTTACATGAGAGGGGCCTTAAGGTATGAAGCTGATCCTGCCTTTCCCGCCCAGCGTGAACACGTACTGGCGACACCCCAACAAAGGGGCGTTTGCAGGTAAGAGCCTGATAAGCGCGGCGTGTGCAGCAATAGTTGAGCAGTTACGTCGTCTGCCAAAACCAACGTCGGCACCAGCTTCAGTGGAGATCGTGTTGTTTCCTCCGGATAACCGGATCCGCGATCTGGACAACTATAACAAGGCGCTGTTTGACGCCCTGACCCACGCGGGTGTGTGGGAAGACGACAGTCAGGTGAAAAGAATGCTGGTGGAGTGGGGACCGGTTATCCCGGAAGGGAAGGTCGAGATCACTATCAGTAAGTACGAAAAAGCGAGTTGCAAATTAGCAACTCGGTAACTGAATTGAGCAACACCCTAAATTGGGGTATTACCTCGTTAAAGATACTGTATTTATGAACAGTGTATCCTTGATAACTATTAAAAATCGCAGTAAGTTCATCTTGCATCAACGAAAAGGGAGTGCAGTCCCGAAATTTGTGGAGAAACCAATGAATCAGTTGCTTGTAATTGATGGCGTTTCTGTGCGCCAGTACTTTGAATCTAACTACTGTCTTAACGACCTTCAGAAAGCTGCTCTTCTTGCCGCTGGTGAGAATCGCTCCCCCCGTTCGCTGGAAGTTCACGAGTTTATGCGTCGTCCTGAAACGAAGGCTCTTGTGGAATTACTGGAAGAAGAAACTACGGGAGATTCCCGTAGTATTCCTGTCATCACCATTCAGGGGCGCAATGGTGGGACGTATGTCTGTAAAGAGCTGGTCTATGCATATGCAATGTGGATCAGCCCGGCATTCAGCTTAAAAGTGATACGTACTTTTGATGCGCTTCATAGTTCATCACCAGAAGAAACCACATCCGATAAAATTAAATCCGGGGTCATTCTGCTTGAATCAGCAGCAAAGACTCTAAATCTGTCAAACTCCTCGAAACTTGGTGCATACCAGAAATTATCAAAGGTAGCTGGTCTTCCTGAACTTATGCCGATCTATGCCATTGATGCCCCTGCTGATGCGCCAGATGGTTCAAGCCGCCCTACGCTGTCGCTGAGTGCACTGCTGAAACAGTATGGTATCCGCCTGACGGCTAATCAGGCATATCACCAGATGGCGAAGCTGGGGATCGTTGAACAACGTGAACGATACAGCCGTACCGCGATTAACAACATCAAAAAATTCTGGTCGCTGACGGCGAAAGGCTGCATGTTCGGCAAGAACATCACCAGTCCTGCAAATCCGCGCGAGACGCAGCCGCACTTCTTCGAATCCCGATTCCCTGAGCTGTTAAAGCTGCTCGATACTGTTCACTGATGGGAGGTGTGGAGCATGAGAATTACACCACCTCATCTGCAGTCTGTTTTATCCAGGGTTAAACGCTTTGTTGAACGAATGCCGGAAGGCGCAACACTGACCCAGATATCAAAGAAAGTGCAGGCGTACAGTCTGCTGAATAAAAGGGATAAGGAGATACTCATTGGCATTATCCGCGACAGTGGACTTCTGGTCGTTGCGAATGATGGAAGAACTACAACGCTACATCATCCTAAATTTGGACATCAGGCAGTAAATAGTGAAATACCAGTAAAAACAGAGGAACCCGTTGTGATTAAAAAGACCGTTACTCCGGACGAATTGCGCAGGCACGCTGAGGAGCTGATCAGAGCTGCGGAAGAAGCAGAGAAGAAATTTAATGATCGTGCGGAAATTAAAAAGCAACTGGATCCTCTGAAACTGGAAATCCTCCAAGCGTATGGAATGGCAAGTCGTAAATTTGATGAGTTTGTTGATGCTATGGCGGATATGGGGAAAGCGGTACAGAAACTGAAACAGATTGCGCTGTGAGGTTCTACGTTGAGAGCACTACTGACCCCTGAAATTGCCCCACGTATGGGGATCGTATTGTTCAGACCAGGTTCAGAGCTGATGCCCCTGTTTATGCAGGGGCGTGTCCTGCTGGAGCCTGAGCCGGAACGTTATTCATCTTTCGCCAGTGGTGCCGTTCCGGCGGCATCACAACCGCTGGCGGATGATCCTGTCGTTCGGGCCGTGTTCCGCAATGAGGCAGTGATCCGTCGTGCTGGTGGGGTGGAATGTCTTGAAAGCTGGTTACTTCGTGAAAAAGGCTGCCAGTGGCCCCATTCCGACTGGCACAGCGAGAACATGACCACAATGCGACACGCGCCGGGCGCAATCCGTCTGTGCTGGCACTGCGATAACCAGTTGCGCGATCAGTTCACGGAACGGCTGGAATCAATGGCAACGGATAACTGTGCCCGCTGGGTGTTATCTGTTGTGCGTCGGGATCTCGGTTTTGATGATAGTCACGTTGTGACAATGCCGGAACTGTGCTGGTGGCTGATTCGTAATGACCTGGCGGATGCCTTACCGGAAAGTGCAGCCCGTAAGGCACTGAGATTACCGAAGCCTGTTGTGCCGTCTGTCACCCGGGAAAGTGACCTTGTGCCTTCGGTTCCTGCCACCAGCATCATCCAGGATAAGGCGAAAAAGGTGCTGGCGCTGAAAGTGGATCCGGAGTCGCCGGAGTCTTTTATGTTACGCCCAAAACGTCGCCGCTGGGTTAATGAAAAGTACACGCGCTGGGTTAAGACACAGCCGTGTGCATGTTGTGGAAAGCCCGCTGATGATCCCCACCACCTGACAGGTCACGGTCAGGGTGGAATGGGAACAAAAGCGCATGACCTCTTTGTGTTGCCTTTGTGCAGAAACCATCACGACGAGCTACATGGGGATACCGTGGCATTTGAAGAGAAGTATGGCTCCCAGCTGGAGCTGATATTTCGTTTTATCGATCGCGCGCTGGCGATTGGTGTGCTAGCCTGATTTTGTGGAGAAAATTAATGCGAGATATTCAGATGGTTCTTGAACGCTGGGGCGCGTGGGCGGCAAGTGATAGCTCTGGCGTTGACTATTCACATATAGCAGCTGGTTTTAAGGGACTTATCCCGCAGACGGGTAAAACACGAATTTCTTGTACAGATGATGATGCTCTTATCATTGAGGGCTGCCTCGCTCTCCTTAAGAAGAAAAAACCGTACGAGCATTCTCTAATTGTGGCTCATTACCTGTATGGCATCTCGAAACGGAAGATCGCAAAGGCTCGTAAAAAAGATGAGAAATTAATACGTATCGAGATACAGATGGCTGAAGGGTTTATTGATGGCTGTCTTTCTATGTTGGGCGTGAAGCTTGAAATGGATAGCTAGCATCGCACACGTTGGCCCCACTTGGGGGCCAAACCATCACAAGTGAGGGAAGATTCTACGTAATATTGACCAGCACCTTCCGAAGGTATATAGCGAAATCATAAGGGAGGATAAGCCTAACAGTATGAATAAGAAATCAATTGGCTGGCCCACAACAATAACATCATCTGGCAAAAACATAGCAATCAATGGGAATACGCATGCGACGATAAGTGTTATTCCTGTTGAAAGTAAGCGGTTTACTATTGTTGGCAATATGTTGTTTCGCTTAAGAGCATTGATAGCTCCTTCCTTATCGCTATCTGCGCTACTGAATATAGAAATTGCTGCCAGAACAAACCCAAACAGGATCCCTGAAATTGTCGAAAGCACACCTGCTGTTGTGAGAACGTCAGCATGTTTCATTGGCTTAAACAGTCTGGTTGCCACATAGGTAAGTACAGCCAAGAGGACTGCCTTCCAGAGAATAGTCGCTAATTCTCTCATTGAATCCCCCATGTCGAGTTATCAAGTTCTGTTAGCGAGTTCATACTGCGCTAAGTAGTTAGCGTTCTCAATTTTAGCAGATATCATCGCTGTTCTGATATCGGAATCAGATGGATAGCCACTTTTAACAACTATTGTTTTTGTACCGATCAACACTTGATCAAGTAGGCTTTTCGGCGTTTTGTTTGTGGGTTCAGTGACATCAATTTTCTTGATTTTTAGTCCACCAGAACCTTTGGGAAACAGCTCAATCAACTCCTTGATTGCGTCGGTGACTGAGGTTTTAAGATAGTTAAAACCAGCCTTTTTAGGGCGTAAACGACCTCGCATATTCAATCTTAGGTGCGATCCCCCCATCCCAACGACCATGTCAATGATGTCATTAGTCAAATCGTTCTTAATATTGTAATTAGCTTTATTGAAGTTTCTAGGCGCTGCAATCGTAAGGTCGAAACTGCGCAAGATATTGCCATCTTCGAGCAGTTCTTTCATGCTCTCATGCTTCCATATTGCTTCAAAAGTAACGTTGTTCATTTTGGTTTTGTTGTACAAAATAAACGCTAAATCATTAACTTTTGGTCCTAAATGGTTGAGAGTCATGGCTAATAAGTCTGTCTCGTAGTAATACATAAAGTATGTACGCTCTACGACAGAATCTTTATCGCTAAGGGGTATCGTACGTTCGCTGCCAGTTGTCCTGTCCTCAATAAACGGTAACAGGCAGTCCCTTCTCCAGGATACGTAGCCAAAGTAGCTCTTCTGTGTTGCGTCCTTTTCAAGTATGACGAGCTTTAAACCTCGATTTTGGGTTTCAGTTGTGTGCACCAAAGGGAAGGTGATCGGGGCGACTGCAGTAATTTGATCAAAAGCTAGCTTTGCTGTAGACGAACCATCTTTTTTGCTTCCATTACCAGTGAAAAAACCAACTCTAACTCGACGAGTTTTGTTCTTGTCTTGAGTGCTCATTCTCGATCCGAAACAAAGTTTAACAACTGGATGAAAACTACAATAAAAATTAGAGAAAATCACTAATGCGGTCCGCAAAAAATACTGTAATCTGTTAAGAATGGTCACTTCGCCACACAACTTAAACCCGCCGCGAGCGGTTTTTTTCATTTCTGGCATCCCGCAGGCAGAAATGCAGGCAAAAAAAAAGCAGGGCGGCGCGCGCCCTGCAAAAATGGATGGCGCCAGGGGATGATGGATACCCCTTGACGGTTTCATGTTCTCAACGCACAAGATAGTATAAAGAGCGGAGAGTGTATACAAAGGAAGTGTTGCAGAATTACAGGAAATGATGCGTTTTGTTATTATTGATATAATGCGAAATCATTTTTATAAAAAATGAAATTGCGCATTTAAGGAATAAAAAAATCGGGAACCCAGGGGCTCCCGAAAAGGATTAACATGAATTCTCACAATGTTGCGGTGCCTGCCATGCATCGCGTTTTCATCATACCGAAAAAACAACCGCTGTAAACTCTGAAATATTATCCGGTGACGGATGATTAATGGTTTTTATATCAGGTTCGCTACGGCGGGCCTTTCTTATTCCACTCACCCGACATCCGGGTAATTCATCTCCCGGAAGGGGGAGTCATGACAATGGACAGAATGACAACCGGTGCATCATACGGCGTGTCGGCGGCCACAACAATTTATTCTCTCCTGGATTCCTTCACCCACGATGAGTGGGCTGCAATCGGTATTCTGGGCGGGTTGTTTTTTGGTGCGCTGACGTGGATCACCAATATTTATTTTCAGCACCGGCGACTGAAACTGGAAGAGCAGCAGAGGAATGGCGTTAAAAACGAAAGTTAAATACGGCCTGTCAGCCGCTGTTCTGGCGCTGATTGCTGCCGGTGCGTCTGCTCCTCAGATACTCGACCAGTTTCTGAATGAGAAAGAAGGTAATCACACAACGGCATACCGTGATGGTTCCGGTATATGGACCATCTGCCGTGGTACCACCATGGTGGATGGTAAGCCTGTTATTCCTGGCATGAAACTGACGAAGGAAAAATGCGACCAGGTTAATGCCATTGAGCGGGATAAGGCGCTGGCATGGGTGGAGAAAAACATCAAAGTGCCACTGACCGAACCCCAGAAAGCGGGTATTGCGTCATTCTGCTCCTATAACATTGGCCCCGGTAAGTGTTTCCCGTCGACGTTTTATAAGCGGCTGAATGCCGGTGATCGTAAGGGCGCATGCGAGGCGATTCGCTGGTGGATAAAGGACGGTGGACGCGACTGCCGTATCCGTTCAAATAACTGCTACGGTCAGGTTGTTCGCCGTGACCAGGAGAGCGCATTAGCCTGTTGGGGTATCGACAGATAAGCAGAATATTTCGCTGAAAAATGACGTTGGCCAACGCGGGCGGATAACACGAAATCCTGCAAACCGGCAAAATGTAAGTGAATAAAGCCAGGGTTATTGTTTCACGCAGAGGCACCGTAATGGTGCCTTTGTCATTTATGCGCTTCGCACAAGCGTAAATAAACCAAAGAACCTTTCAGGATGAGCCCTGGTGGATAACCGGCAGTGGTCTGGTTAACCCTTTTTGGGCTGGTTATTCCTGTGCGCAGGGTTCATCACTAAAAGGAAGTAACCGATGAATATGATGACCGTGCCATTCCACGGCGCAGAGCTTTATGTTGTCAACCACAACGGCGAGCCGTACACCCCAATGAAACCTATCGTTGAGGGAATGGGTATGACCTGGCAGTCTCAACACCGCAAGTTGATGGAGAGATTTAAGACCTGCATCATCGAAATGATGATGCAGCTCCCCGGTGATACTCAGCGTCGTCTGGTTATCTGTCTTGCTTTACGTAAACTTGCAGGTTGGCTGCAAACCATCAGCCCTAACAAAGTCCGCCCTGAAATCCGCGACAAGGTAATCCAGTATCAGGAAGAGTGTGACGATGTGCTCTATGAATACTGGACTAAAGGTTTTGTCGTTAATCCCCGTCGAATGAGCGTGATGGAGGAACTCAACCAGGCATGTGCTGACATGAAAAGGGATAAAAACATCGCCAGTCTGTATGGTGCAGGGTTAAACGAATGGAAATCAGTCAAAGCGGCTCATGTATCAAAAATTCGTGCGCTGGTGGATGAGGCAAACTTGCTGATCGGCTTTGTCATGGCGGATACAGGGAAGGGGAAAACCACCGGGACATGAAATAAAAGTAAAACCCCGATTGCACGAACAGTCGGGGTTTTTTGTTTCTGACCTTGAGTAAGACAAGGGAGAACATGGGGAAGTATAAACGAATCCTGTTGAGGTTGACTATGAAAAACGGCCTTGAACTGAAGGCGCCTGTAACTGATGACATCAGCAGAGCGCTGGCCTTTGCTATTAAGTGGGTGGCTGTTGGCATCGCTGTGTCTCCGATACTGTATGGGCTGGCAAAACTGGTCATTGCACTGAAATCATGAATGGCTGGCAGAGAGATGAACCGTGTTTTATCGGTCAGATACGCTGGTGGTGAGAGAGGGGCCGGAGGGCTGCGACAGCAGGCCCGTCGGGGCGAAACGGGCAAAGAAAAGTGCAACACAAATAAAACAATAAAGTTACATGTATTTTGTAAGATATTATTCGAATTTGTTTTGAATTATCGAAATGCATATTATTTACTATAATGCAATAATTTAATTTCCATTATTGTCATGGTGTTGCGCGAATAAAAAATCATGCCAGTTTTATTGAGTTTACAATTTTAATGTTAATTATGACAACATAATGATAACGCAAAAGGATGAAAAAACTCACTGTACCAGAAGCGGCGGACGACAGCGACGGGCAGCTGCATGACCGCTACGTAATACCCGTTCATCAAAATCACGGAGTATCAGAACAGGTGGCTGCATGAACCGCATAACGACGTACGTAATAATATTATTGCTGGTAGTGACTGCAGCGCTGGCATGGACAACGGACCATTACTACCGTAACGCTGTCACTTACAAAGAGCAGCGCGACAAAAACGCCGGAGAGCTGAAACTGGCGAACGCGACCATTACTGACATGCAGCAGCGTCAGCGTGATGTTGCTGCACTTGATGCCAGATACTCAAGGGAGTTAGCTGATGCGAAAGCTGAAAATGATGCTCTGCGTGCTGATGTTGCCGCTGGTCGTCGCCGGTTGCGTGTCAGGGCAGTCTGCCCCACCGTGTCCGCAGATAAAACCGCCACCGCCACCGGCGTGGCTGATGCAGCCAGCCCCGGACTTACTGACGCCGCTCAGCGGGATTATTTCATCCTCAGGGAACGAATCGCAACCAGCGACAAAATGATTCGGGGATTGCAGGCGTACATCAGGAAGGAATGTCAGTAAAAAAAGCAGGGCCGGCTCAGACCCTGCAGAATATACGATGAATATTAAGATAAGTTATAAAAATAAAACCCCGGAAGGGGCTCCTATGCCGTCATAAGAATAGTAAGAATGGTTCCGGGGGTATATGGATAAAAAAATTCAGAATGAAAAAAAGTAATTCTGGTTGTTATTTTGAGTGTTTATGCGAAATGCGCCTTACTATAATGCGAAATGCTGAATGACAAATAAAAAAAAGGAGCCGAAACGGCTCCGAAAAATAAGTCATCAAAGTTTACACGCGTATTCAATTACGGCTTTGCAGTGCTCGTCTGCGGTTAATATCGTACAGAAACATAATAATCTTCGTACACCATGAAAATGTAACCAGATACTAAACACTGGCGCATGCCATGAACATATTCTACTGGCTGAAAAGCCTTATCCATAAGGAGCAAAAAACAATGCCTGAGATTAAAGATATTGTTACTGATGAACTGGTAAAAAATGCCCTTAAATCAGAGGTTGTCACTCTGGCTGTAAAAACTCAGATTAAGAACACGCTGGAGCCTCAGATTGAGGTGGCAGTTGATAATGCACTGTCAGATATTCTGGGCGTCATGAGTACAGGTGACACCGGAGAATAACAGCGGTTGTTGCTGTATTTGTTCCTCACCGGGCCAGCCTAATCGCTGGGGAAGAACGAAAAAACTTCAATTGCTTGCAAAGCTGGAACGTCTGGAGAAACAAGGACAGTTTTTATTACCGGGATTCGATAAAGGTATTCAAGCCTGACACATCATGCGCCGTATCGTCGCCGTATTCCTGCATTAACCATGACCGCTGCTGATAACCCGGCGCGAGTGTGCGGGAATAATCAGAAACGATGCACACCGGGTTTTTACCGCGTTTATGATTCGCGGGTTTGCCCCTCATGCTCGCCGGCCCTGCGCGGGGGTGGAAGAAGCGGGGTATTATGAATGCACAGAGAGAGATTAATTTATGGGGATTATCGTTTCATCGTCACCGCTCAGATTACCCGGCGGATATGATGCCGTCCCTGTCGTTTCATCCGGCACGCCGGTTCTGGGCAATCTGCCTTCTGTTTTTGTCATTCCGACCGGACTCCGTAAAAAACTACAGCCCGCCAACAGAACGGGGCTGGGGAGTACCGACATCCAGGGGAATGTCATCACCACGCAGGAGGACAGTCGCAGTATTCTGTCAGTAGTGAACACTTATCTTCAGGAGTCATTAACGGACAGTGAGCTCAGTTTTATTCTTCAGCACAGAAAGCATTTTGTTTTTACTGCCGGCATGGGCGACCGGCGGCAGGACTATTGCTGGCGTTTCGGGATGATAACCAACTGGCACGGGAAGGATGTGAGTGATTTGTTGATGCAGCCGTGGGTCTACGCCAGTGAACATTACAACTTCAGGCTCACATTTGACGGTGAAAGCGGGCAGATGACGCTGACGGACACTCATTATGGTGACAACAATAAGTGGGGAAGTCTGCGTTATCTCACCATAGAGGTGAAATAAGGGGAACGAACAGACAGATAATGGGAGAGAGAGTTGATGAAATCAGGAGAAACAGAAACTGTGTTGTTAACACAGGAGCCTGTGCAGATTACGGATGGTTCAGTATGGGCTTATGTCCAGCCGCTGGCGGGGTCAGGAGGAATTGCTGTGCAGTATTGTTTGTCTGGTGAAAAACCTTCACAAGCCAGCAGCTGGCATACGATAAGACATGATGTAACGATTGGTCCACCTCTGGTCTGTTGGTTACGCCTCCCTGAGGGAAGAGGGGCTGTTGTGGTTACTCAGTGGACCTCCTGATTTTTCAGGGTCCTTTCCGGCAGTTTGAGTCGCTGCGGGGCGGCAGCGGCGCAGATTTTCACTGTTTATGAAAATTTTTCAGGAAAAATCGTGTCGGTACTTATTTTATATAACTCGTTGTTTTTAATTGATATGTGATGAAAAGATACCGTCATGTGAATGTGGGAGTAAGCCATTTTCAGGCTGTTTTGTGTCGGAACTGATTTTTGATAAAGATTTGATCCATGAACGTTAATAAAAAGAAACTAGCCGAAATTTTTAATGTCGATCCACGTACAATTGAACGCTGGCAAACTCAGGGGCTCCCTCCGGTATCTGGTGGCGGAAAGGGGATTGAAGTCATATTTGATTCTGCGCAGGTGATCGAATGGTATGCACAAAGAGAAAAGGATATTGAAAACGAAAAACTCCGCAAAGAAGTGGCGGATTTGCGTGCCGCCACCGAATCTGACTTACAGCCTGGCACGATAGATTACGAACGCTACAGACTTACTAAGGCACAGGCTGATGCGCAGGAGTTAAAGAATGCGCGTGATAGTGCCCTGGTGATTGATACTGGTTTTTGTATGTATGCGCTGGCGCGCCTTGCTCAGAACATTTCCGGTATTCTCGACAGCATTCCATTGTATATGCAGCGAAAATTTCCAGATTTACCCCCTTCCGCCCTTGAATTTTTGAAATCGGAGATAGCAAAAGCGTCTAATAAGTGCGCGGATACAGCAGATGGGTTACCAGATATGCTTGCAGACTACATTAGAGAGTCAAATTCATAATTTTGTTTTTCCTTTCCGGGCCGGGCTGAGGGGGCTGATTCGTCCGTTGCCGGTAACCCCGGTGGAGTGGGCTAACCGATATTATTATCTTCCACCTGAGTCTTCGTATCTGGCTGGTCGATGGGAAACGTTGCCGTTTCAAATCGCCATCATGAACAGTATGGGGAATGACCGGATCCGTACTGTAAACCTGATTAAGTCGGCGCGCGTTGGTTATACCAAAATGTTGCTGGGTGTGGTCGGGTATTTTATTGAGCACAAATCCCGTAATACCCTGCTTTTTCAGCCGACAGACTCTGCAGCTGAGGATTTTATGAAATCCCATGTGGAATCCACACTTCGGGATGTTCCTTGCCTCAAAGCGCTCTCGCCATGGCTGGGACGTAAGCACAGGGATAATACGCTGACATTAAAGAGATTCAGTTCCCGGGTTGGATTCTGGTGCCTGGGTGGTGCTGCTGCCAAAAACTACCGTGAAAAATCTGTCGATGTGGTCTGTTATGACGAACTCTCCTCGTTTGAACCGGATGTGGAAAAAGAAGGTTCGCCAACACTGCTTGGTGATAAACGTATCGAAGGTTCGGTATGGCCAAAATCCATTCGTGGCTCAACCCCCAAAATCAAAGGCTCCTGCCAGATCGAAAAAGCTGCTAACGAGTCGGCGCATTTCATGCGGTTTTATGTGCCCTGTCCGCATTGCGGGGAGGAGCAGTATCTGAAATTTGGTGATGATGCCACGCCTTTCGGTCTTAAATGGGAGAAGAATAAGCCTGAAAGCGTTTTTTACCTCTGTGAACATCATGGCTGTGTGATCCATCAGTCGGAACTTGACCAGACTGATGGCCGCTGGATTTGTGACAATACCGGCATGTGGACCCGTGACGGCCTGACATTTTTCAGTGCCCGGGGGGATGAAATTCCGCCGCCGCGCTCCATCACTTTCCATATCTGGACGGCGTACAGTCCGTTCACCACCTGGGTACAGATTGTCTATGACTGGCTGGATGCACTGAAAGATCCCAACGGACTGAAAACCTTTGTGAACACCACGCTGGGCGAGACCTGGGAAGAGGCCGTGGGTGAAAAACTCGATTACCAGGTACTGATGGATAAGGTTGTGCGTTACACGGCGGCGGTGCCTGCCCGGGTGGTTTATCTGACGGCGGGCATTGACTCGCAGCGAAACCGTTTTGAGATGTATGTCTGGGGATGGGCTCCGGGAGAGGAAGCCTTTCTGGTGGATAAAATCATCATTATGGGGCGTCCCGATGAGGAAGAGACGCTGTTACGTGTGGATGCGGCAATCAACAAAAAATACCGCCATGCAGATGGTACCGAAATGTCCATTTCCCGTGTCTGCTGGGACATCGGGGGTATCGATGGTGAAATCGTGTATCAGAGATCAAAAAAACACGGTGTTTTCCGGGTGCTGCCGGTGAAAGGTGCTTCAGTCTACGGTAAGCCGGTGATCACCATGCCGAAAAAACGCAATCAGCGGGGTGTGTATCTGTGTGAGGTGGGAACGGACACCGCCAAAGAAATTCTCTATGCCCGTATGAAAGCCGATCCCACCCCTGCGGATGAGGCCACGTCGTATGCCATCCGTTTTCCTGATGATCCGGAGATTTTTTCGCAGACAGAGGCGCAGCAACTGGTGGCGGAAGAGCTTGTGGAGAAGCGGGAAAAAGGAAAGATGCGTCTGCTGTGGGATAACAAAAAGCGGCGTAATGAGGCCCTGGACTGTCTGGTGTATGCCTACGCGGCATTACGTGTGTCCGTGCAACGCTGGCAGCTTGATTTAACCGCACTGGCAAAATCCCGCACAGAAGAACAGCAACAACCAACACTTGAACAACTTGCCGCAATACTGGCAGGAGGGAGAAATGGTCACAACTGAAGAATTACAGGCACTGCGACAGGCGCGTATTGATCTGTTAACCGGCAAACGGGTGGTATCTGTTCAGAAGGATGGACGGCGTGTTGAATTCACGCAGGCATCCCTTAATGACCTGAATCGTGCCATTAACGATGCTGAAGTGATGCTGGGGACAGCCAGTCGCCGCCGTCGTCCGCTGGGGGTAAGGCTGTGAAACGCGCGCCAGTATTGATTGACGTGAACGGCAACCCCCTTCGCGGGAGTATGAGCTATACAGGTGGCGGGACTGGTTTTGGCGGGCAGATGATCGACTGGATTCCACCGGTACAAAGTGTGGATGCAGCGCTGTTACCGTCACTTCGTCTGGGTAATGCACGCGCGGATGACCTGGTGCGCAATAACGGGATTGCGGCTAATGCAGTGTCCCTGCATAAGGATCATATCGTCGGACACATGTTCCTGATCAGCTATCGCCCCGACTGGCGCTGGCTGGGGATGCGTGAAACGGCAGCGAAAAGTTTTATAGATGAGGTTGAAGCGGCCTGGTCGGAATATGCAGAAGGGATGTTTGGCGAGATCGACGTGGAAGGTAAACGCACCTTTACCGAATTTATTCGTGAAGGTGTGGGCGTTCATGCTTTTAACGGTGAAATTTTTGTGCAGCCGGTCTGGGAGGTGGAGACCACACAACTGTTTCGTACGCGCTTTAAAGCGGTAAGTCCGAAGCGGGTGGACACGCCGGGACATGCCACCGGGAATCGCTTTCTGCGTGCGGGGGTGGAAACTGACCGCAATGGACGGGCGCTGGCTTATCATATCTGTGAAGATGACTGGCCGTCATCAGGTACTGGTGGCTGGGTGCGGGTGCCCGGAGAACTGCCCACGGGGCGTCCGGGGATGCTGCATATTTTTGAACCTGTGGAGGACGGACAGACCCGTGGAGCCAATCAGTTTTACAGCGTCATGGAACGGCTGAAGATGCTGGATTCCCTGCAGGCCACGCAGCTTCAGTCGGCCATCGTGAAGGCGATGTATGCAGCCACAATCGAAAGCGAACTGGATACCGATAAGGCGTTTGAGTATATCGCTGGTGCGCCGGAGGAGCAGAAGGATAATCCATTGATTTATATGCTGATGAAGTATTCGCGCTGGTATGACACGAATAACGTGACGCTGGGTGGCGTCAAAATTCCGCACCTTTTCCCCGGTGATGCGCTGAACCTGCAGACTGCGCAGGATTCAGACAATGGATTTTCGGCGCTTGAACAGGCGCTGCTGCGGTATATCGCCGCCGGTCTTGGCGTTTCCTACGAACAGTTGTCCCGTGATTACTCGAAGGTCAGTTATTCAAGTGCCCGCGCATCCGCCAATGAGTCGTGGCGCTATTTTATGGGGCGGCGAAAATTTATTGCGGCCCGGCTGGCCACGCAGATGTTTTCCTGCTGGCTGGAAGAGGCACTTCTTCGGGGGATTATTCGTCCGCCACGGGCGCGTTTTGATTTTTATCAGGCGCGATCAGCCTGGTCACGGGCAGAGTGGATTGGTGCCGGAAGAATGGCCATTGACGGGCTCAAGGAGGTTCAGGAATCAGTGATGCGCATTGAGGCCGGACTGAGCACGTATGAGAAAGAGCTGGCGCTGATGGGCGAGGATTATCAGGACATTTTCCGCCAGCAGGTCAGGGAATCTGCAGAGCGGCAAAAAGCCGGACTCTCACGTCCGGTGTGGATAGCGCAGGCGTATCAGCAGCAGATAGCGGAGAGTCGCAGGCCGGAAGAGGAGACAACACCACGTGAGACGTAATCTTTCACACATTATTGCCGCAGCATTCAATGAACCGCTGCTTCTGGAGCCCGCCTATGCGCGGGTTTTCTTTTGCGCGCTCGGGCGCGAGATGGGGGCAGCAAGTCTTTCGGTACCACAGCAGCAGGTACAGCTTGATGCTCCCGGAATGCTGGCTGAAACGGACGAGTACATGGCCGGAGGTAAACGACCGGCCCGTGTTTACAGGGTGGTGAACGGTATTGCTGTACTGCCGGTGACAGGCACGCTGGTACACCGGCTGGGGGGAATGCGACCGTTTTCCGGAATGACAGGCTATGACGGCATTGTTACCTGTCTTCAGCAGGCAATGGCAGACACTTCGGTCCGGGGAGTACTGCTGGACATTGACAGCCCCGGCGGGCAGGCTGCCGGCGCGTTTGACTGCGCCGACATGATTTATCGCCTCCGGGAACAAAAGCCTGTCTGGGCGCTGTGTAATGACATGGCCTGTTCTGCCGCCATGTTACTGGCGGCGGCCTGTTCGCGCCGACTGATCACGCAGACGGCAAAAACGGGGTCGATTGGTGTGATGATGGCGCATACCAGTTACGAGAAACAACTGGCACAGGACGGAGTGGATATCACGCTGATTTACTCCGGGCAGCGCAAGGTTGACGGTAACAGCATTCAGGCATTGCCGGCAGGTGTGCGGGCGGATTTTCAGCAACGTATTGATGAAGCCCGCCGGATGTTTGCTGAAAAAGTGGCGATATATACCGGTTTATCTGTGGATGCAGTTATGGAGACAGAGGCCGCCGTTTTTGACGGTCAGTCCGGTATTGAGGCCGGGCTGGCGGATGAATTAATTAATGCGTCGGATGCTATTGACGTGATGGCAGCGGCGCTGAATACACACAATACAGGAGGCATTATGCCGCAATTAACTGCAACGGAAGCTGCCGCGCAGGAGAACCAGCGAGTGATGGGGATCCTGACGTGTCAGGAAGCGAAAGGACGTGAACAGCTTGCCACGATGCTGGCAGGGCAACAGGGCATGAGCGTTGAACAGGCCCGGGCGATTTTGTCCGTGGCGGTAGCACAGCAACCTGTTGCATCCGCGCAGAGTGAAGCCGATCGCATTATGGCGTGCGAAGAAGCGAACGGTCGTGAACAACTGGCTGCAACGCTGGCGGCGATGCCGGATATGACAGTGGAAAAAGCCCGCCCGATCCTGGCTGCTTCACCGCAGGCGGATGCCGGACCATCACTCCGTGATCAAATCATGGCTCTGGATGAGGCGAAAGGGGCTGAGGCGCAGGCTGAAAAACTGGCGGCCTGCCCGGGAATGACTGTGGAGAACGCCCGGGCTGTACTGGCTGCGGGATCAGGTAAAGCAGAACCGGTCTCTGCATCCACAACCGCCCTGTTTGAACGTTTCATGGCGAACCATTCACCGGCAGCGGTGCAGGGCGGCGTGTCACAGACGTCAGCAGACGGTGATGCGGACGTGAAAATGCTCATGACCATGCCATAAAGTCACTGCAGATTATCAATACGAGGTTTTAACAATATGGTGACGAAAACCATCACTGAACAGCGTACGGAAGTATGTATTTTTGCCGGTAATGATCCGGCTCATACCGCCACAGGCAGCAGCGGGATTTCCTCGCCAACACCGGCACTGACGCCCCTGATGCTGGATGAAGCCACCGGGAAACTGGTGGTCTGGGACGGACAGAAAGCCGGTACCGCCGTGGGGGTTCTTGCCCTGGAGCTGACTGGCGCTGAACCCGGCCTGACTTACTACAAAACCGGCACTTTTGCTACTGAAGCGCTGAAATGGCCTGCTTCCGTGGATGAGGTAAAAAAGGCGAATGCATTTGCCGGTAGTGCCATCAGCCATGTGTAAGAGCCCCCCTTCATCCCACCTTCACAGGGCCGCATGCGCGGCCCTTGTTTTTTCCGTATTCATTTAAGGAACGAATAATTATGGGCTTATTTACAACCCGCCAGTTGCTTGGTTACACCGAGCAGAAAGTGAAATTTCGTGCGTTATTTCTGGAACTGTTTTTTCGCCGCACGATCAACTTCCATACCGAAGAAGTGATGCTGGACAAAATTACCGGCAAAACACCGGTTGCGGCGTATGTTTCTCCGGTCGTGGAAGGGAAAGTGTTGCGTAACCGTGGTGGTGAAACGCGTGTCCTGCGTCCCGGTTATGTGAAGCCGAAACATGAGGTGAACTATCAGCAGGCGGTGGAACGTCTGCCCGGAGAAGATCCTGCACAGCTGAACGACCCGGCTTATCGTCGTCTGCGTATCATCACCGATAATCTGAAGCAGGAAGAGCAGGCCATTGTCCAGGTGGAAGAGATGCAGGCGGTGAATGCCGTTCTGTATGGTAAGTACACCATGGCCGGTGAACAGTTTGAAACGGTGGAAGTGGACTTTGGTCGTTCTGCCGCGAATAACATCACGCAGGGTAGCGGTAAGGAGTGGTCAAAACAGAACACGGAGACGTTCGACCCGACGCATGATATTGACCTCTACTGTGATCAGGCCAGCGGTATGGTGAATATTGCCATTATGGACGGTACGGTATGGCGTCTGCTGAATGGTTTTAAGCTGTTCCGCGAAAAACTGGATACCCGCCGGGGCTCAAATTCGCAACTGGAAACGGCAGCGAAAGACCTGGGGGCTGTGGTTTCCTTTAAAGGGTATTACGGCGATCTGGCGATAGTGGTGGCAAAAACGTCTTATGTGGCGGCTGATGGTACCGAAACCCGCTACCTGCCTGAGGGCACGCTGGTGCTGGGGAATACGGCGGCTGATGGGATCCGTTGCTATGGGGCCATTCAGGATGCCGGAGCGCTGAACGAGGGGATCGTGTCGTCGGCCCGCTATCCGAAACACTGGCTGACGGTGGGCGACCCGGCCCGTGAATTCACCATGACGCAGTCCTCGCCGTTGATGGTGTTACCGGATCCGGATGAGTTTGTGGTGGTGCAGGTTAAATAATCCGTGAGCGGGAGCGAAATGCTCCCGTTTTCATTCAACCGGGAGCAGATATGGCAAAGAAAGACGAGAACCTGATACGTCTGAAGGAACTGGCAGAATTGCTGGGGCGTGAGCCTGATATGTCGGGAAGCGCAGCAGATATTGCGCAGCGTGTGGCAGAACTGGAAGAAGAGCTTGGCGATGCGGATGGCTCTGCTGATCAGGGGGCGCATCCCGCGCAGGAAAGGGAGCTGACCGGACATGAAAATGAGGTGGTATCAGCGCAGCCGGATACCGTGATTCAGGATACGGCTGATCTGGTCACGGTCGTGGCACTGGTGACGCTGCATACCGATGCACTTCATGCCACGCGGGATGCGCCTGTGTCACTTGTGTTGCCCGGGAAGGCATTCCGTGTCTCTGCCAGTGTGGCAGCCGGTATGACAGAACGTGGTCTGGTCAGAATGCAATAACGGGAGGCGGTATGGCTGATTTTGACAACCTCTTTGATGGTGCGATTGCGGATGCTGATGAAGCCATTCTGAGGACGATGGGCATTCCGGTACAGATTACGTCGGGACGACTGGCGGGAGTGACGATCACCGGTATTTATGATGATCCGGAGAATATCGCCATGGTTGCAGGTGGTATCCGTCTGGAAGACTCCCTGCCGTCCTTGTTTGTCAGAACGGCATCGGTTTCCCTGCTGTGTCGTCAGGATACTCTGGATATCGGGGGCGAGTCGTTCTTCGTGGATCGTATTACTCCGGATGACGGGGGCAGTTGCTGTGTGCATCTGCGCCGTCATCCGGGGCAATCAGCCAGCAGTCCGGGCGGTATGTATGAAAGGACTTGAGAATGCCATCCGTAATCTGAACAGCCTTGATACCCGTATGGTGCCACAGGCCTGCGCATGGGCGATAAACCGTGTGGCACAGAAAGCGGTTTCGTTTGCCACACATCAGGTCGCGCAGAATACCGTGGCGGGGGATAACCAGGTGAAGGGGATCCCCTTTCACCTGGTGAAAGAACGTGTCCGGCTACTGAAAGCCGGCCCTGACGGAAAAATGTATGCCCGCATGCGCGTTAACCGGGGCAACCTGCCCGCCATCAAACTGGGAGCCGCACGGGTCAGACTGGCGCGTCGTGGCGGAAAACTGCGGTTCCGGGGCAGTGTGCTGAAGGTGGGCAGATATCTTTTCCGGGATGCGTTTATTCAGCAACTGGCAAACGGTCGCTGGCATGTGATGCAGCGTACTGAAGGCAAAAATCGTTACCCCATTGACGTGGTGAAAATCCCGATGGACGGACCGCTGACACAGGCATTTAACGATGCCCGCGACCGCATCATTGCGGCGGAGATGCCAAAAGAACTGGGGTATGCACTGAAACAACAACTGAGGTTATGGCTGACCCGATGAACAGACACACACAAATCCGCCAGGTCGTGCTGACACGCCTGCGGGACGAATGCGGGGAGCGCGCGGCGCTTCTGGACGGGCTTCCGGTATTCATTGATGCGCAGGAGCTTCCCGCCGTGGCGGTATGGCTGAGTGATGCACAGTACACCGGAAAAATGACGGATGAAGACGACTGGCAGGCGGTTCTGCATATTGCTGTTTTCATCCGGGCACAGGCACCGGATTCAGAGCTGGATATGTGGATGGAGAATACCGTTTTTCCGGCCCTGAATGACATTCCGGCCCTTTCCGGACTCATCGACACGCTGATCCCGCTCGGTTTTAACTATCAGCGTGATAATGAGATGGCCACCTGGGCGATGGCGGAAATCACGTATCAGATCACCTACACAACTTAAGGAGGTGGCAATGACCACACCAAATCCACTGGAAAAAATGAAAGGGGCGGGGACCACACTCTGGTTGTATACCGGTAACGGCGATGCATATTCGAATCCCTTATCAGATGCTGACTGGCTGCGTCTTGCGATGGTGAAGGATCTGCAGCCGGGTGAAATGACCGCGGATGCCGAGGATGATGACTATCTTGATGATGAAAATGCCGACTGGAAAAGCACCACACAGGGGCAGAAATCCGTCGGCGATACGTCGGCAACGCTGGCCTGGCGTCCGGGGGACAGCGGGCAGAAGAAACTGGTTCAGCTGTTCGACTCCGGCGAAGTCTGTGCGTTTCGCATCAGATATCCCAACGGCACGGTTGATGTGTTTCGCGGCTGGGTGAGTTCACTGGGTAAAACCATCGCGGCAAAAGACGTGATGACCCGTACCGTGAAAATCAGCGGCGTGGGACGTCCGTACCTGGCGGAAGAAAGTACGGAGACGGTCCGCGTGACCGGGCTGACGGTGGCACCGGCATCCGTCAGTATCAGGGAGGGGGCCACAGCCACGCTGACCTTTACGGTAAAACCTGAGGACGCCGGAGACAAAAACATCCGTGTGCTTTCTACGGATCCGCAGACAGCCACGGTGACCCTGAGCGGCCCTGTGGCCACGGTGAAAGGTGTGAGGCAGGGCAGTGCCACCGTGGTGGGCATGACTTCTGACGGCGATCTGGTGGCGGCGGCGGTGGTGACTGTCAGCGCGGCGGGTTAACAGGATGATACACATCATTATTTATTTGCCCCGGTTATCCGGGGCTTTTTGCAGGTGGAGAACATGATGTTTCTGAAACAGGACACGTTTAATTACGGCGAACAGTCTGTGGTGCTGACGGAACTTTCCGGGCTGCAGCGGGTGGACTGGCTGGCGTTTGTCCGGGAGCGTACGGCCGCCTTTGATGAACAGGTGGTGGATATGGCAGAGCCGGAGCGTCAGATCGCCTTTCTGGGAATGGGGATGGATTTGAACGCCTGGCTGGTCTCCCGCTCACTGTGGAATGCCGATCAGTCTCAGGATGCCGGGGCGCTTTATTCCGCTGTCCGCATAACATGGTCTTATGATGCGCTGGGGCAGGCAGCGGAACGCATTCTGTCCCTGAGTGGCATGGCCCCGGCGGAAGTCCGTGATGACAGTGACACACAGGCGGCACTGACGCCGGAAAAGTCCTGACGCAGGAAATGCAGTTTGTCATGCACCTTGCCCGGGAGTTCCGGCGGGCAGACTGGCGGCGGATGCTGTCGGAGATGTCGGCCACGGAGCTGGGTGAGTGGGGCGATTATTTCCGGATGCAGAGCTTTGGTGATATCTGGCTGGATGCGCAGTTTTCCACGCTGAAATCGCTGATTGTGCAGATGGTGTCCGGTGAACGTTTTCCGGCCGGTGAGTTCAGTCTGGTACCGGATGAGGGGGCGATTGCTGAACGGACGGATGATGAACTGATGCACCTGGGGGAAGGCATTTCCGGAGGAGTGAGATTTGAGCCAGATAGCTGACCTTGTTATTGATCTGGGGATTGATGCCGCTGATTTTAAAGAGCAGCTTCCGCGTATTAAGGCACAGCTGACCGGGGCGGCCCGGGAGGCGGAACGCGCGGAAGCCCGCGTGAAGCAGTTTGAGGCGCGTCAGAAACAGGCGGCAGAGACTGCACGAAAACAGACCCGGACCCTGAACGATAACGCGCGGGCGCACGTCTCGCTGGCAGACGATGTGGAAAGAACACGCCAGCGGATCGGGGCCCTGAACCGGAAAATGCGTGAGGAGCAGGCGCAGGCCAGGGCGCTGGCGGAGGCGCAGGATAAAGCGGCTGCTGCGTTTTATCGTCAGATTGACAGTGTGAAACAGGCCGGTGCGGGGCTGCAGGAATTACAGCGTATTCAGCAGCAGATCCGGCAGGCCAGAAACCGTGGCGGGATTGGTCAGCAGGATTATCTGGCGCTGATTTCGGATGTGACGGCGAAAACCCGTGTGCTGACACAGGCTGAGGAAGCGGCCTCCCGGCAGAAAGCGGCGTTTATCCGTCAGCTTAAAGAGCAGGCAGCCCGCCAGAATCTTTCATCTTCTGAACTGCTTCGTGCCCGGGCGGCTCAGCTGGGGGTAAGCAGTGCTGCGGAAGTGTATATCCGTAAAATGGAGCAGGCCGGAAAAGCCACGCAGTCTCTGGGGCTGAAAAGTGCGGCAGCCCGGCGGGAGCTGGGGGTGTTGATCGGTGAGCTGGCGCGCGGCAATTTCGGTGCGCTCCGGGCTTCCGGCATCACCCTGGCAAACCGTGCCGGATGGATTGATACCTTACTGTCCCCGAAGGGGATGGTCACCGGCGGGGTTATCGGGGGGCTTGTTGCGGCCGTCGTGGGGCTGGGCAAAGCCTGGTATGACGGTCAGAAGGAGGGGGAAGCCTTTAACCGTCAGCTGTCGCTGACAGGACATTATGCCGGGGTCACTGCCGGGCAGCTGTGGACGCTCAGCCGGGCCATTTCCGGCAATGGTATCACGCAGCATGCCGCCGCCGGTGTGCTGGCGCAGGTGGTGGGCAGCGGGGCGTTTAATGGCAGTGATGTCCCGATGGTGGCGAAAGCGGCCGCACAGATGGAACGTTCAGTGGGCCAGTCGGTCAGCGGGACCATCAGTCAGTTTAAACGGCTGAAGGATGATCCGGTTAACGCCGCGAAGGCGCTGGATGATGAGCTGCATTTTCTGACTGCCACCCAGCTTGAGCAGATCCGCGTTCTCGGGGAGCAGGGGCGTACCAGTGACGCTGCCCGGACAGCCATGTCTGCACTGGCAGAGGAAACCGGTCGGCGTACTGCGGATATTGACAGTAACCTCAATGCACTCGGCCGTACGCTGAAATTTCTGTCTGACGGGTGGAAGGGTTTCTGGGATGCGGCCATGAATATTGGTCGTGAAGACTCGCTGGATGAACAGATTGCCGCTTTACAGGAGAAAGTGTCGCGGGCGAAAAGACTCCCCTGGACGGCATCATCTTCTCAGGTGGAATACGATCAGCAGCGTCTTAACGATCTTCAGGAGCAAAAATGGCAGAAGGATTTGCTGGATGCAAAAGCGCAGGCGGAGCGGAATTATCAGGAACAGCAGAAACGCCGGAATGCAGAAAATGCTGCGCTGAACCGGATGAATGAAACGGAAGCCACACGACATCAGCGGGAAATTGCGCGTATTAACGCCATGCAGTACGCCGACCAGGCGGTCAGGGATGCGGCGATACAGCGGGAAAATGAACGTTACGAAAAAACCATCAGAAAAAAAACACCGGCCACCCGTAATGATGAGGCCACCCGCTTACTGTTGCAGTACCGCCAGCAGCAGGCACAGGTGGAAGGGCAGATTGCGGTGGCCAGACAGTCAGCAGGCACCGCCACGGACAGGATGACAGAAGCACATAAACAGCTTCTGGCCCTGCAGCAGCGTATCAGCGACCTGGACGGGAAAAAACTGACGGCAGATGAAAAAAGCGTGCTGGCGCACAAGGATGAGCTGGTTCAGGTGCTGACGCTGCTGGATGCAAAACAGCAGGAGTTGCAGAAGCAGACGGCACTCAACGAGCTGAAGAAAAAAACCATTCAGCTGACCAGCCAGCTGGCGGAAGAGGAGCGCGCTCAGCGTCAGCAACATAATCTGGATATCGCCATGGCGGGGATGGGCGAACAGCGGCGGCAGCGATATCAGACACAGTTCAGTCTGCAACAAAAATATCAGCAGCAGATGGAACAGCTGGAGCGTGACAGTAAGCTGAAAGGGACTTACGGGACGGAGGATTACCGGAAGGCTGAACAGACGCTGGCAGACAGTCTTGACCGGCAGCTGAACGAAAACAGGCGTTACTGGCAACAGCTTGAAGTGGCGCAGGGCGACTGGAAAAACGGTGCCCTGCGTGCATTTCAGAATTTTACGGCAGATGCGGATAATGCGGCAGGAACGGCTGAACAAATGTTTACATCGGCATTCAGCGATATGGGAAACGGGCTGGCAACCTTTGTCACGACTGGCAGACTCAGTTTCAAATCCTTCACCTCTTCGGTGCTGTCAGATATGGCGAAAATCCTGGCGCAGGCAGCCATGATGAAGGCAGTAAAGGGCGTCGGTTCTTTATTCGGCTTCACGGCTAATGCTGACGGCGGTGTTTATCAGTCTGCTGACCTGAGCCGCCACAGTGGTACGGTGGTTAACCGTCCGACGTTTTTTGCGTTTGCAAAAGGCGGGGGGGTGATGGGGGAAGCGGGACCTGAAGCCATTCTGCCGCTGCGTCGTGGTGCTGACGGTAAGCTGGGCGTTGTGGCGGCGACTGCCGGTTCAGGTATGGCGACGTTTGCCCCGCAGTACAACATCACGATCCATAACGACGGCACGAACGGGCAGATCGGTCCGGCTGCCCTGAAGGTGGTTTATGACCTCGGGAAAAAAGCGGCGGCGGATTTTATGCAGCAGCAGGCCCGTGATGGCGGCCGGTTAAGCGGAGTGTACCGGTAATGGAAACCTTTCACTGGAAAGTCAGGCCGGCCATGACGGTGGCATCAGCGCCGCAGGTGGTGAAGGTGAAACTGGGAGACGGTTATGAACAGCGTCGTCCGGCGGGGCTGAATCACTGTCTGCCGTTTTACAGTGTGACGATCCGTCTGCGCCGGGGAGAGCACCAGAGTCTGGATGCTTTTCTGTCCCGGCACGGCGGCGTCAGGGCATTTCTGTGGACGCCGCCGTACCGGTGGGAGCCCGTCAGGGTGGTGTGCCGGAAATGGAACGCGTCTGTCAGTGCGGTGTGGGTCACCGTGACGGCAGATTTTGAACAGGTCGTGGCATAAGGAGAATGAGATGCACGCCATTCCACAGGCAACACATGATGAGACGACACGCCTCACGCAGTCAGCCCGGGTGACGCTCTGGGAAATTGATCTGACCGGCATCGGGGGCGAGCATTATTTTTTCTGTGATGAACTGAATGAAAAAGGTGAGCCGGTCACCTGGCAGGGGCGGGCGTATCAGGCGTACCCCATTCAGGGAAACGGCTTTGAACTGAACGGAAAGGGAGCCAGTACACGCCCCACGCTGACGGTCTCAAACCTGTACGGCATGGTGACCCGGCTGGCGGAGACGCTGCAGAGTCTGACCGGCGGAACGGTGGTCCGGCGAAGGGTTTACGCCCGTTTTCTGGATGCGGTGAACTTTACCGGCGGAAACAGTGAAGCCGATCCGGAGCAGGAGGTGGTGAGCCGCTGGCGGATTGAACAGTGCAGTGATCTGACGGCGGTGAGTGCGACATTTGTGCTGGCGGCCCCCACGGAGACCGACGGTGCCGTGTTTCCCGGGCGGATCATGCTGGCAGATATCTGCACGTGGACATACCGGGGCGATGAATGTGGTTATACCGGTGGTGCCGTGGCGGATGAGCATGACCAGCCCACATCCGATATCACGAAGGATAAATGCAGCAAATGCCTGCGCGGGTGTGAACTGCGCGGCAATGCCGGAAGGTTTGGCGGCTTCCTTTCCATTAACAGACTTTCGCAGTAAATCCATGACAGAGACAGATTCAGAGATTCTGGCGCACGCCCGGCGATGTGCGCCGGCGGAGTCGTGCGGCTTCGTGGTGAGCACGCCGGAGGGAGAAAGGTATTTCCCCTGTGTGAATATCTCCGGTGAGCCGGAGGTGTATTTCCGGATGGCGCCGGAGGACTGGCTGCAGGCAGAAATGCAGGGGGAGATTGTGGCGCTGGTCCACAGCCACCCCGGTGGTCTGCCCTGGCTGAGTGAGGCCGACCGGCGGCTGCAGGTGCAGAGTGGTCTGCCGTGGTGGCTGGTCTGCCGGGGGGCGATTCATAAATTCCGCTGTGTGCCGCATCTCACCGGGCGGCGCTTTGAGCACGGGGTGACGGACTGTTACACGCTGTTCCGGGATGCCTACCATCTGGCGGGGATCGCCCTGCCGGATTTTTCCCGGGAGGATGACTGGTGGGATCGGGGCGAAAACCTGTACCTGGATAATCTGGCGGCAGGCGGTTTTCACCGGGTGGCCCTGTCAGCGGCACAGCCGGGTGATGTGCTGCTGTGCTGTCTGGGTTCACCGGTGGCGAATCATGCCGCCATTTACTGTGGTGACGGCGAACTGCTGCATCACATTCCTGAACAACTGAGTAAACGGGAGAGGTATACCGGAAAATGGCAGCGACGCACGCACTCCCTCTGGCGGCACCGGGCATGGTCCGCATCTGCCTTTACGGGGATTTGCAACGATTTGGCCGCCGCATCGACCTTCGGGTGAAAACGGGGGCTGAAGCCATCCGGGCACTGGCCATACAGCTCCCGGCGTTCCGTCAGAAACTGAGCGACGGCTGGTATCAGGTGCGGATCGCCGGACGTGATGCCGGTGAAACGGAATTATCAGCCCGTCTTAATGAGCCGCTGGCGGGGGGTGCGGTGATCCACATTGTTCCGCGTCTGGCGGGCGCAAAAAGTGGTGGCGTGTTTCAGGCGGTGCTGGGGGCGGCGCTGCTTGCGGTGGCGTGGTGGAACCCCGCGGGCTGGCTGGGTGCAGCAATGGTGTCAGGCATGACCGTCACGGGCGCCTCGATGATGCTGGGAGGGGTGGCACAGATGCTGGCACCGAAAGCCGGAACGCCCGGTGCGACCGGCACAGATAACGGAAAGCAGAACACGTATTTTTCCTCGCTGGATAATCTGCTGGCGCAGGGAAATCCGGTACCGGTGGTGTATGGCGAGATGCTGACGGGCTCACGACGCATTTCAGAATCCACCGACGTCAGGGATGACACCCGTGACGGCCGGGACGTGCATTTGTATCTGCGGTGAGCGACCGGATACCGGATATTGCAGACGAAAGGAGAGATAACGCGTGGGAAAGGGCAGTAAAAAAGGGCACACGCCGCATGAAGCCCCGGATAACCTGAAATCCACACAACGGCTGAGTGTGACTGACGTGCTGAGTGAAGGTCCGGTTGTGGGGCCTGTTAACGGGCTGAACAGCCTGCTGATTAATGACACGCCGGTTGTGGATCCTGCCGGAAACGTGAACCTGCATGGCGTGACCGTGGTTTACCGGACCGGAGAGGAGGAGCAGACGCCGCCGGAGGGATTTACCGCTTCCGGTGCGGAGACGGTATTGGGTACGGAAGTGAAGCATGACGCGCCGGTCACCCGGACCATCACGTCGGCAAATATCGACCGTCTGCGCTTTACCCTGGGGGTGCAGGCCCTGGTGGAAACCACATCAGAGGGGGACCGCAATCCGTCAGAGGTCCGTCTGCAGGTTCAGATCCGGCGTGACGGTGACTGGGTGACGGAAAAGGACATCACCATTAAGGGGAAAACCACCTCGCAGTATCTGGCCTCCGTGGTGGTGGATAACCTGCCGCCGCGGCCGTTTGATATCCGGGTGTGCCGGGTGACGCCGGACAGCACCACTGATCAGCTGCAGAATAAAACCTTCTGGTCATCGTACACCGGACTCATCGATGTGAAACAGAGTTATCCCGGTACCGCCGTGGCCTTTGTGCAGGTGGAGTCAGCGCAGTACGGCAGTCAGCAGGTGCGGATTAATTATCACATCCGGGGAAAGATTGTCCGCGTGCCCTCTAACTATAACGCCATTGCCAGACGGTACCACGGGCTCTGGGACGGTACATTCATGCCTGCGTGGACGGATAACCCGGCCTGGTGTCTGCTGGATATGCTGACCCACCCGCGTTACGGCATGGGAACCTCCCTGACGGTGGACGATATTGATATCTGGTCCCTGTACGCCATTGCGCAGTACTGTGACCAGCCCGTGCAGGATGGTTACGGCAGCTCGGAGCCGCGGATGGCCTGTAATGCGGTGCTGTCCACACAGCGCAGGGCCTGGGATGTGCTGGCTGACTTCTGTTCGCTGATGCGCTGTATGCCGGTGTGGAACGGACAGACGCTGACGTTTGTGCAGGACCGGCCGTCGGATAAGGTGTGGACTTATCACCGCAGTAATGTGGTGATGCCGGATGACGGGGCACCGTTCCGTTACAGCTTCAGTGCCCTGAAGGACCGTCATAATGCCGTTGAGGTGAACTGGGTTGATCCGGATAACGGCTGGAAGACGGCAACCGAACTGGTGGAGGACACAGAGGCCATCCGCCGTTACGGACGTAATGTCACCCGGATGGAGGCCTTTGGCTGTACCAGCCGGGGACAGGCGCACCGCGCCGGGCTGTGGCTGATTAAAACGGAGCTGCTGGAGACGCAGACGGTGGACTTCAGCGTGGGCGCAGAAGGGCTTCGCCATGTGCCGGGCGATGTCATTGAAATCTGTGATGATGATTATGCAGGCGTGAGCACTGGCGGGCGTATTCTGGCCGTTGACCTTCCGGCACGGACCCTGACGCTCGACCGTGAAATCACGCTGCCGTCTTCCGGCACCACGCTGATAAGCCTGGTCGACGGGAAGGGGGAGCCGGTCAGCGTGGCGGTTCAGTCCGTCACCGACGGCGTGAAGGTGACCGTGAGCCGTGTGCCTGACGGCGTGGCAGAATACAGCGTGTGGGGGCTGAAGCTGCCGGTGCTGCGTCAGCGCCTGTTCCGCTGTGTGAGCATCCGCGAGAACGATGACGGCACATATGCCATCACCGCCGTGCAGCATGTGCCGGAAAAAGAAGCCATTGTGGATAAGGGGGCCCGTTTTATGCCCCGGCCGTCAGCCGGTCCGGTGGCATTATCCCGGCTGACAACGGCGATAATTTCCGGTCATGACGGCATCAGCGTCAGGGTCTGCTGGGCGGCACCGCAGGCAGGCAGCGGCTGGCAGTTCAGGGTCCGGCTCATGACAACCGCACCGGACGATGACAGCGGTGACGTCCGGTGGCTGTTGTCCGAAAAGGTGACCCGTGACACGGAGACCGTTTTCTCTTCCCTGGCACAGGGCGATTACCGGGTCAGCCTCAGTGCCACAGAGGGCACCGGACAGTACTGTGACCCCGTCACGGCGGATTTTACCGTCGGCAGTCCGCCGCCTCCGGTCAGGACGGAGGTCATTCCCGGATTCTGTAAAGTGACGCTGGTTCCGCATCAGGCGCAGGCACAGACGGACGTGACATATGATTTCTGGTTTTCGGAACAGAGACTGACAGATCCACAGAAGGCGGAAACCACGGGGACCTGGCTGGGGCGGGGGCTTTTCTGCACTCGGGAAAACCTGACGGACAGCAGCCATGATTACTGGTTTTATGTGCGCAGCGTGAGCGCGACCGGAAAGTCGGCGTTTACGGAGGTGTCCGGCAGGCCGTCAGCCTCAGAGGGGGCGATTGATACGGAAATGTTGTCACCGGCACTTCAGTCCCGGATAGGCAGTGTTCCGGAGAGCGGGCATATTGACAGCGTGTCCGCGCGGCCGGACCAGACGGTGAGCCGCCGGGTGACCTGGTCCCCGTCTGACACGGATGCCCGGGAGCTGACCGCCGTGATCAGCGTGGTTTCAGAAGGGTACACAGGGACACTGACGCTGACGGCGGGCGAAAAAACATTTTCTTATTCCGGTGGCCAGTTGCCGGTGTCCGGCTCTCTGGTGGTGACGGCAGGGATCACCCCGCCGTCAGACATTGTTCTGTCCCTGAGTGCCGCGGAGGGCCGGTGTACGGCATCGGCGGGGCTGACCGTTTCGCGGTTATCCGGTTCATTCAGCGGAGGGTAATATGCCGGAGGCAATCAGAATTTCAGGTATCCTGCAGGATGGTACGGGGAGACCGGTGACGGACTGTACCATTGTCCTGAAGGCCAGGGTGACCACACAGGATGTTATTGTGAAAACCGCCGGGCACGGAAGCGTGGATCCGGCGGGGTATTATGCCATGGATGTTTTTCCCGGTGAGTATGAGGTGATCCTGTGGATGGAGAAACAGCCACCCGCGCATGTGGGGGTGATAACGGTATACCAGGATTCTCCGTCCGGCACCCTGAACAGTTTTCTGCTGACGCCGGGCATCAGTACGCTGACACCGGCAGTCCTGAAGCAGTTTGCCGATATTGCCGCCCACATCGATGTGCAGGAAGAAAAAATCAGTGACGCGGTTAAACGGGCAGAGGCTGCCGTCGGAAAAGCGCAGGCACTGACGGGCGTGCCCGATGAGCCGGGGTGCTTTGTGATGACGCGTGACGGCTGGCTGAAACGGGAACGTTTTGATGTGGCGGTGCAGAGCGTGTCAGACAACGGCACGATCGACGCGTCGTCGCACCAGTGTTTTTATATTGACGGGACCAAAAAACTGTCGCTGACATTCACCGGGCTGCCGGCTGGCCGGGTCGTGATGCTGGTTCTGGTGGTCAGGGGGAGTGGTGGCCAGCTGGTGTGGCCGGATACGCTGCACTGGTCGTGGGGGATCCCGCCGTCACCGGGAAAAACCCGGACGATTATTCCGGTGATCTGGGACGGGGAGGGGCTGTATGGAGGAGCCCCTGTCGTTATCTGATGAAACGGAGGAGCCGGAAATGTTTGCACTTTTACTGAACGGAAAGCCGCTCGATCCGGCAACGTTTATTGATGTGGGTTATGTGACGCTGAGACCTTTTTATGCCAGCCACCTGCCGCTGGTGATAAAACATGCGGTGGTTAGTGTGGGGCATGAGAATGTGCTGCCGGTACTGACCGGACGGACCTGGCTGACATATCTGATTCAGAACTGAGGTGAAATCAGCATGAATATTATAAATATGGAAGGATTCAGTCAGATCCCCGCAGATGTGGAGCTGAAGGCAGCATCACCCGATAAAACTCTGGAGGTGCTGAAACGGTATGGCGTGGGGCTTATTACCGGGTGCGGAAATATCAGCACCCTCAGTTCCCTGAAAGCGGGAACACAGGTGGTGGATACGGTGGCATATCATGGTCTGCAGGCACAGATATATGGTACCGGAAGCAATAGCGGATTCAGTCTGACGTTTCTGCTTCCTGATGTCAGGAAGGCAGCTGTCCAGGCCGGTTTCCGTTTAACCGTATCAGCCGGAAAAAAACTGACTCAGTCGCTGCTTCGGGTCGGCAGTTCATCATTTGGTACCAGCATGGCGGATGATGAGGCAACCAGTTATTATTATGAAATATTTGTCCGTTACAGGGCTGACACCTTCATTCAGGTGGAGTTGTACTGCAACCGGGTGTTGATGAAAACGGATTCATTCCCTTCCGAAGGCAGCTGGTACACGACCCGTGCGCCGGACAAGGTGGAGGTGACGCTGGGGTCGGAGAATTTTTTTGCAGGGCATGTTCACGGGACGATGACGATCGGCGATATCTATCTCGGTACAACGGACTATGGAGAGAATTTCAGTGCCGTTCCGGACCTGCTGGGCAGTGTTGAAGTGGCAGCCTGTCCGGTGGTGGCTTTTGAAGGGAATGCGCACGTCAATACCCTGGGGAAGGATGTGGTGAAAGGGCTGAACTCCGGGACTGCGGAGGCGGGGTATCTGTCCCTGCGTCCGGTTGACCAGCCGGCGGTGATTACGTTTGAAAGGCCGGATGTCGTGGGAAAGAAGGTTCTCGGTGTGATGGTGGGGCTTACCTGGCGGAGCAGCAGTGCGCCCAACAACCATCTGGCGTGGCAGGTCAGGCAGGGAGCGGTGGACGGACCGCTGATGGAGGAGGCCTCAGCCAAAGGAGATCCGGGGAGCTGGACAACGCTGACGCGGACATTTATGACGCCGGTGGATAATACGCCGGTGTGGGATGAACGGAATATGCAGTTTTCCCTGGTGCTGTATAACCGGAATAATACGTGAGGTGGAACAGATGACGACCCGGAAAATGAGGGTAAATGAAGAGCCGCAGCGGGTGACGGGCGGGAATGAGACTGCGGTGATACAGTTTAATGGCACCGTGGCGTTGTGTGACAGTGCGGAGAAACCGGCAACGGGTGCGGCAGCGATGTATTTTTCTTCGGACGGACGTTACCAGACCCTGACAATCACGCCGCCGTTCAGGGCGTGGATATGGTCCGCCGTGCCGGAAAAAACAGTTGATGTGGTGATAAGTGACTGGACGGAATCGGTGAGCTGACGGAGGCGCTCCGGGACACCGATAAAAGGAAACCCCGGCTTATGCGGAGAAGAGCGTAAGCCGGGGCGCTTTGTCGAGCTATCGAAAAAGGGCGAAACATCCCGCAGGGACACTACAGGATGTTTCTCGTCACACGAATACAGCATAACGACGTCTCTGGAGTGTGCCGTGTGACTGTCAGTATTTATCGCTTTTAATCTCCGGGTGATCAAGTGCTTTGCATATTCTGGCCGGGAGATTTCGTAAAGAGACAAAAACCGCAGACACGACGTATGCAGGACGTGCTGCGGTTGGCTGGTGAACTTTCGATAGTGCGAGTATTGAATGATTTCCAGCCGTTACCGATTTTACGTGTTTATTAGTGAACAAACCACTCGTCAGCAGACTCCCAGGTATCTTTCAGAGTCTCCTGAACAAATGTTTTTGCAGAATCCTTATCTGCTGTGCGTGTAACAGAAAGCCCATCATTGCTGGTGGCTTTTACGATCACTTCTACATCGTCATAACGCTTACTGATGCGCCGAGTTAATTCTTCCTTTAACGCATCCACAGCACCGTTTGGCATTTTAGTCATTTTCTCTTTGGCTATGCAGATTTCAATACGCATAAAAATCCCTCTATACTGTGTTTGTATACAGTGTTATTTTTATCTGTATAAATAAACAGTGTCAAGAGGTCTTGTTTCTGCTCTTTTGGAGTTCTTCAAAACGATTATGTAAAGATTTCGGATACAGTTCGGTATATACCTGCCATAGCACGTTTAATGAACGATGCCCTGTAACTTGAGCGACTTCCTCAATACTAAAACCAGCCTCAAATAAGCGACTTGCCCCTTCTCTACGCAAATCATGGTATCGCAGATCTTTAATACCTAATTTGCTTCTTACCCTCTGAAATCCTGCGGTAACAGAAGTGCTGTTATATGGAAAAATGAATTCTGATTTTTTTGGTTGTCGCTGGACGATATCCCAGGCTTCCCCAAGCAAGGCAACTTTCATATGGTTACCTTCCTTTTTACGTGGATCTTTCCTATCTCTTACTAGTATAGATTTTTGTTCTTGGTCGAGATCTTCCCATCGTAACCGGCATAATTCTCCGATTCGCATACAGGACCACACAGAAAATTTGAGGATATCAACGAACGGAATTTTTGAGCATTTATGAGTAGATCGTTGTTGAAGGCCTTCAATGAGCATGTCCAGTTCATCAGATGCTGGTCTACGATTACGACGGTTTGATTTACCAATCAAACCGAGTTTAAGTAGATATGGACGAGCGCTTTTCGCCGGGTTTGATGTGTAATTGATTCCGTATACAGGTTTTGCCGCATCCAGAACACTGCCAAGATAACTAACATCGTGGCTGACTGTTGCTGGGCCTGCACCAGCGTTGTTTCTTAGCCTGCAATGTTCAATTACGTCATTTTCTGTCAGTTCAGATAGTTTGATCGCGGATATGTCACTATCCATAAGCAGTTCCAGCACATATCTTTTAGTACGGCCTGCTTTACCTCCGGCATTTGGGTCATTTAAATATTTGTGTAGTAAGTCACGGACTGTAAGTCCATCAACAGCATTTGATGATGGAATGCCATATAGATCTAATTCCATCACTTTCTGTGCGCCCCATGTTTTGGCATGAGCATGTTTAGGGAATGTTTTGCTTTCCCTGTAAGTGATAACACCTTTTTCTTTGATAATCACATTACAGCGATAGCGTGGTGTGCCATCGGATTTTAGTCGTTTCTCTATGTTATAGTACGCCATTACACGACCTCGTTATTTCGGGTTCCCATAAAACGTGGGAACCTGTGCGGGAACCTAACGCGAGAAAAATAGCCTGAAATGTTCAAAAATGCACGATAATCCTGAAACACAGAAAACTAATCAAACCAGCGTCATGCCTGAAAAAACTGGCGCTTACTGGAGTTCTCGGTTTAGCATTGCTCCTATGCTTGACTGGACGGACAGACATTGCCGTTATTTCCTGCGTCTGCTTTCCCGCAATACGTTGCTGTATACCGAAATGGTGACCACAGGGGCGATTATTCACGGTAAAGGTGATTACCTGGCGTACAGTGAAGAAGAACATCCGGTAGCGTTGCAACTCGGGGGTAGCGATCCGGCGGCGCTGGCACAGTGTGCGAAGCTGGCAGAAGCGCGCGGATATGATGAGATCAACCTGAATGTCGGCTGCCCGTCTGACCGGGTGCAGAACGGCATGTTTGGTGCGTGTCTGATGGGTAATGCGCAGCTGGTTGCCGACTGCGTGAAAGCGATGCGCGATGTGGTGTCGATTCCGGTGACGGTGAAAACGCGTATTGGCATCGATGATCAGGACAGCTATGAATTTCTCTGCGATTTCATCAACACCGTTTCCGGCAAAGGTGAGTGTGAGATGTTCATCATCCACGCACGTAAAGCCTGGCTTTCTGGGTTAAGTCCGAAAGAAAACCGTGAGATCCCGCCGCTCGATTATCCGCGTGTGTATCAACTGAAGCGTGACTTTCCGCATCTGACGATGTCGATTAACGGTGGTATCAAGTCGCTGGAAGAAGCTAAAGCGCATTTGCAACATATGGATGGCGTGATGGTCGGGCGCGAGGCGTATCAGAATCCGGGGATTCTGGCGGCGGTAGACCGAGAGATTTTTGGTTCCTCGGATACCGATGCCGATCCGGTGGCGGTAGTGCGCGCCATGTATCCGTACATTGAGCGTGAACTCAGCCAGGGGACGTATCTCGGCCATATTACCCGGCATATGCTGGGCTTGTTCCAGGGTATTCCTGGCGCGCGGCAGTGGCGACGTTATTTAAGTGAAAATGCCCATAAAGCGGGTGCAGACATTAATGTGCTGGAACACGCGCTCAAACTGGTGGCGGATAAGCGTTAACTTTTCACCAAAAAGTAGTCAAATTCACCACGCCCTGCGCACCGTCGCGGGGCGTTTTGCTGTTAAATCAATAGATTATTTTTGGCATGATTCTTGTAATGCCAGCAAGAGATTTCATATTTGGGAGAGCATCATGCTGGAACTACTTTTTGTAATTGGCTTTTTTGTCATGCTGATGGTCACTGGTGTTTCGTTGCTGGGTATTATCGCCGCGCTGATTGTGGCGACGGCCTTCATGTTCCTCGGCGGTATGCTGGCATTGATGATTAAGTTGCTGCCGTGGCTGCTGTTGGCGGTTGCGGTGGTGTGGGTGATCAGGGCGATTAAAGCACCAAAAGTGCCGAAATATCAGCATTATGACCGCTGGCGTTACTAA